CGATACAATCCGCAACCCGAATGGGGCGTTAGCTCAGCTGGGAGAGCGATTGCTTTGCAAGCAATAGGTCATCGGTTCGATCCCGATACGCTCCACTTCATGCCGCCGGATACCTCTCTGGCCTCGTACTTGCATACCCCGCCTGGGGTGATTCGACGGTGTGAGTTTGCCGATTTACTCGGCAAATGCAGGGGTTTGGGTCTGGTAGCCCTGCCCCGCCCGTGCCCGCTGGTCTGCTAGCCAGCGGGCCTTTTTATGCGCAGTGCCCGGTGAACGTTTGCTAAACGAGCAAGCAGTCACCGCCGCGAACGCCGCTCAATACGGGGTGTGGAAAACGAGAAAATCGCAGACAGCCCCTTGCACGGGCCGGCGGCATCGCGCACGATGTGGGCCGCAAGTATGAGGCCCAGTGGTTCTAGCAGACCACCTCCGACCTCCACGAAATACAGGCCCTGGGCTACCGCCCGGTGCCGATGCCACAGCGGCGAATCCTGTCATGGGCTTCGTACTTGCTGACCCGCTGTGGCGTTTTATGCAGGTTCAGCAGCATGGCCGCTCATCTAAAAACTCGCACGGACGCAGAACGTGAGGCAGTCTTAGGCACAGGGCCTGAGTCGCCATGCATTTCTAAGCGTTCCGAAGGGAGAAAAGATGATGAAGGTTCACGAGTTGATCGATCAGTATCTGGTGCATGCCAGGGGCTACTACCGCAAGCCCAGGACACGTCGGCGAACCAGCGAGAGCGGGATTATCCGTGTCTCGACGCGGCCGCTTCGGCGGGTAGCGGGCGAGATGGAAGTCGAGGACGTGACGGCAGCGACGATCGCCGAGTGCCGGCGGTGGCTGATCGCGCAGGACACCTGCTGCCGGAAGACGATCAATGCGTACACCGCGCGGATGGTCCGGACGTTCACCTGGGGCGCGGAACCGGAGCAGGGGCTGGTGCCGGAGCTGGTCGCGCTCAAGCTCAAGGCGCTCAAGCCGCTGGCCTACGGCCGCAGTGCGGCCCGGGAGAGCGAGGGGCTCTCGGCGGTGGAGCGCCAGCGGGTGAACGACCTGCTGGCGTCGCTGCTGGACCCGGAGCTGTCCAGCCAGCTGAACAAGCCCTCGGTGCGTCTGTCGCGGCTCCGGCTCGCGACGATGATCGAGCTGCAGATGGAGACGGGGCTGCGGCCGGGCGAACTGGCGGCGATGACGGTCGAATCCATCGACCGCTCGCGCGACGTCTGGCTGTACAAGCCGGGCGAACACAAGACCGAGCACCGCGAGAAGAAGCGGGTGATCCCGCTGCTGGACAACGAGCAATTCCTGATCCGTCGATGGATGGGGCAGGCGAAGGTCACCACCGGCAGCTTGTTCGGGATCAAGCGAGACTCGTACCGGCAGGCCGTGCTCCGCGCGTTGAAGCGTGCGAAGCTGGACCACTGGACGCCGCAGCAGCTCCGACACACGGCCGGGACCGAGGTCCGGCGGGACGTGGGGATCGACGCGGCGCAGGCGTTGCTCGGGCACAGCTCGGTCCGGACCACGGAGATCTACGCCGAGAACAATCTGGACGAAGCGATCGAGCAGCTCAGGCGCCATCGCTACGGCTCGTAGGTTCGTATGCTGACAGCCCCCGGAAGCCGGACGGTGAGCGCCTCGTTGCGCTCCCGTTCGGTTTTTTCAGAGACATGGTGATCGGCCTGGGCCAGGGCGTGGCGGTCGGGCTGATGCTCGGCGTCGGGTTCGCGTTCTGGCAGCTCGCCGAGTTGATCGGGGGTGTGCTTTGATGAAGCTCGCCGCCCCTACTGTCGTTGCGGTCGCGCTTGGCTGTGCCGTGTTCCTGGTGTCCCGCGGCCACCCGTGGCTCGGCCTGCTGTTCCTGCTGGTCGCCATGCTGATGTCGATCGATACGGGAGGCCGGCGATGAACCTCTCATTTAGGACTTGGAGAATCGAAGATCTTTGCTCGCAGCGACTCATCGCTCAGCATGACCCATGCGTCATCCCTGAGGGTGATCGGCTCACGGACACCGTAAGCCCCGACGCCTCGGCCGATCTTGACAAGGCCTTCATCGGCCAGGAATCGAACGATGCTGCTGTACCCATCGCCGATGATCGTATGGCTGCGTTGCTCGCAGAACTCAAGAAGCAAATCCTTGACCGGCTGGGGCATTCCCTGCAGCTTCCGCAGCAGCTTATCCGCCTCCCGCTTTTCAACTCGGCGCAGCTCCAGGTACTTGATGATGTAACGGGCGATCAGTGTCAAGCTCGCCGACCCAGCAATCGCGGGAACGGCAACCTTCGCCAGTTCAATCCAGTGTTGTGCATCCATGGTGCTGTTACTTGCTTGGGGGGCGGCAGAATCCCCCATCGTATCGCTAAAGGGGGTGGCGCTTGAAGATCTACATGCTCATCCTCGAGGTGGGGGCGATCGCGATGGCGTTGGTTTTCATCTTCGCCCAGGTCGTTTTTGGTGTCGATGGCGAGTTCCGCGACACGATTTTGCTGTGCTTCGTATTCGCCAACTATGTGGCGATCTCATCGATCAGGGACGGAGACAAACGATGACCGAGTCCAACGCACAGCCAGTCCCTCGCGAATCCGAAGCTATTGAACGCCTCCGTCGCGCGAAGGCCGAACTGGCCGAACTGGAAATCCGAATCGCGAAGGAGCATTTGCGCGCGGCGCGTCGCTCCGCATTCATCATGGGCCGCTTGCGCGAACGTGTCGCCCTGCTACTCGCGCCCTGGCTTGTGAAAGATTCGGACCGGGGGGAGGACTCATGAGCGAGAGCCACAAGCTCGACTTGCCGATCATCCGTCGCCACGTCCAGCAGATGGGCTGGGGGGATGCCCACATCGAGGTCCAGCTCGCCCGCGGCGGTGAGCGCTGCGATGTGTGGGCCCGTGCCGAGGTGCCGATCAACGAGGCGCTCCAGGGCGTGACCTCCGAGGTGGACCTCAACCTCTGGGCGGGGATGACCTCGGTCCATGATCTCAAGGACGGCGTCGCCGACCTCCGCGCCGATGCCGACAAGCCGTGGCGACGCCGCGACCGCCGGGCTCTGGGCGACCACCGCTTCATTTGGCTCCGCGCCGACGGCCGTGTGCGTCCCGAGCAAGTCGACGAGGAACGCCACTTCGGCTGGGGCGTGGTCGTGTTCAACGAGACGACCTACGACGTCGTCCGGCCCAGCCGCCGCTTCGCTTGTGCGTTCTATGACACGATCAACCTGGTGCACGAGCTGCGGAAGAAGGAGATGTATCAGGCGCTTGAGCGCCAGAGAGAGAACCTGCTCACGGCGATGCCCGTGGCCGGCAACTCGATCGCGACCCCGGCCCCCAACGCGAAGCCCGCCCGCCCCGCCAACGCCCTACTCGACATGGTCGACGCGTTCCTGGACGACGGCTACGCGACGACGGGCATGATCATCAAGCACCTCCGCGAGGAGCACGGGATCAAGACCACGCCGGGCAAGCTCGCGGCCGATATGCGGATGTCCAAGCGGTACCTCGCGCCGTCGGCGGCGGGTGGGAGCTGGTGCCGGGTGAACCCCGAGCCCGAGGAGGTCGCGTCATGAAGTTGAAGCTGGCCGGGACATCGCGAGGACGAAGAAACGAGCTGCTGTCGCCGCGGCGGTCTGTGACCTCACGGGCTCAGAGCGCACCCCGCCCGGCGGCACATGGTGGAGCCACGGACGGCGTGCCCCCGGAAGATGGATCGCCGGGATCTGGGGGTTCGACTCCCCGCTCTGCTGTTACCCCCTGCCCCGGCCGAGCCGGGAGGAACGGAGACGTGCTGATGAGCTTGGGCAAGATCAACGCCGCGCGCGACCGGATCGCGGCCGGTGCGTTGGAGACTCCCGCGACGCTTGAAGCCGCGGGCGACAGGATGATCCGCCAGATGGTGGACGAGGCCCCCGAGCTTGAGGCCGACCTGCGGTCGCAGCTCAAGCCCGGCGCGGCGGAGGTGTTGGGGCTGGCCCCGGCTCCCGCCTGGGCGGATGACGATTGACACCCCACCCCTCCCGGGCCCCGGTCGGATATGCCGGCGGGCCCGGGGACGAGCTCCCGAAGCGTGAACGGTTCACGCGCTAAATGGCTTCACGCCACACCGCCGGGGAAGGTCCGGTGCTCGCAGGTTCGAGTCCTGCCGGGAGCATTCTTAGAACGACGAAAGGCAACCCATGAAACTCTCTGGAATCGTCCAAAACGTGGCTTTGTTGGGGGCTGGCCTTGACCAGAAGGAAGCATATCCCGAGCTCAAAGACCGCGAGGTGCGGATCCAACTACAGCGGCTGGATGGCTGCCTGACTGGGGGAGTGATCACACTGGTCCTCCCTGCGCACCTATCGACGGCCTACAAGCCAGGACGCCATGTCGACATCGACATCGTGCCCAAGAAGTAGGCCGTCCGCATAGACCGCACCGTAGAGCAGAGGTCAGCTCGTCGGGCTCATATCCCGAAGGTCGCAGGTTCGAATCCTGTCGGTGCTATTCCCTTGGGGCCTGACGTTCAGGCCCGACCCCCGGCCGCTGTCTGCGGCGGTCGGGATTTACAGAACTCTAAGACGCGGCCTGTCCGCAGCGCATGCGGTGCGCGATCGGTGTAGCCATGACCAGCAACCCCTCCAACTCGATCGAGCGGATCGTCAAGCAGGTGAAGGCCGCGCGTCGCGTGAGCACGCCCCTGGTCGCGGTGGTCACCCCCGACCCGGCCGCGACGATCAAGGCGGTGTGTGAGGGGATCAACGGCAAGTCCCCGAAGGTCACCTGGGACATCGTCCGCGGCTTCCAGTCCAAGAACGAGGAGGGCCTCCGCGCCATCGCCAAGGTGGTCGGCGACGGCGGGCGCGACCCCTCGATCGGCAACCCGCCCAAGGCCGCGGAGCTGGCGATGAAGCTGCCCGAGGACGTCGTGTTGTTCGTCCTCATGGCCGACCGCTTCATGGCCAACCCAATGTTCATCCAGGCGGTGTGGCTGCTGCGCGACGCGTACAAGATGGATCACCGCATGGCGGTCCTGCTGTCGCCGGGGATCGACCTGCCCCCCGAGCTCGCTGGTGATGTCCTGGTGTTCGACGAGCCACTCCCAGGGGCCGACGAGCTGCGGGAGATCATCCGCGAGGTCCACAGCCAGGCGTCGGTCGAGATCGACGGCGACACGCTCGCGGCCTCGGTGGAGGCGGTGCAGGGCCTGCCGGCGTTCCAGGCCGAGCAGGTGGTGGCGATGTCGCTCAAGAAGACGGGCGTCGATGTGGACGCGCTGTGGGAGCGCAAGCGGCAGCAGATCGAGCAGACCCCGGGGCTCAAGGTCCACCGCGGCCGCGAGAAGTTCGTCGACATCGGCGGCGTCGAGACGGTGAAGGACTACCTGTCGAAGATCCTCCACGGCCAGGCCCGGCCCAACGCGGTCGTGTTCATCGACGAGATCGAGAAGATGATGGCGGGCTCGGCCGGCGGCGGGCACGACTCGACCGGGGTCAGCGCCGACCAGCTCGGCTCGCTGCTGTCCTACATGCAGGACCAGAACGCCGCGGGCATGATCTTCGTCGGCCCGCCCGGATCGGCGAAGTCGATGGTGGCCAAGGCCGCGGGCAATGAGGGCGGCGTCCCGACGATCCAGCTCGACCTGGGTGGGATGAAGGGTTCGCTGGTCGGCCAGAGCGAGCAGCAGCTCCGCTCGGCGTTGAAGGTCGTGACGAGCGTGAGCAACGGCCAGACGCTCTGGATCGCCACCTGCAACGCGATCAGCGACCTGCCCCCCGAGCTGCGGCGGCGGTTCACCCTGGGCACCTTCTTCTTCGACCTGCCCGATGCCGAAGAGCGTGAAATCATCTGGATGATTCACGAGGAATCCTTCGGCAAAAAGGGCAAGCCCGCCGATCGCCCCGACGACGACGGCTGGACCGGCGCGGAGATCCGGCAGTGCTGCGACATCGCCTGGCGGCTGGGCGTCACGCTCGAGGAGGCGGCGGCGTTCGTCGTGCCGGTGAGTGTGTCGGCGTCTGAGCAGATCGAGCGGCTGCGCGCCGCTGCGGCCGGGCGGTTCCTGTCGGCCAACAAGGGCGGCGTCTACCAGCGCGAGGACCAGCAACAACACACCAAGCCGGCGAAGCGTAACCGCCGCGCGATCGCTGTCCCTGACGACGAGGATTGATCATGCCCCAAGAAATACTATCCGTTGAAGACTTCGAGAAGAACGTCGCCGCCCACGAGATGCAGGTCATCTACGAAGACGGTGTGAACCGGCACCTCAAGTTCAAGGCCCCGGACACGGGCAATATGTACTTCGGCCTCATCACCTGGCCGGGCTACCTCTGTTACTACGGCGACATGGGGACATACGTTTTCTGTCGACTGCAGGACATGTTCGAGTTCTTCCGCGCAGGCGATCGGGGCCTGTACCAAATCGACCACCACTACTGGGCAGAGAAGCTACAGGCGGTCGACCAGCCGGGCGCTCGGCGCAACGACCGAGGGGGTGGATGGCGTGTCTATTCGTCCGAGCTATTCGAGGCCGCGGTCGTATCAGATTTCGAGGAGTACTGTGAGTATCACAGCCCCAGCGACAAAGATGCGTTGTGGTCCAGAGTAGAGAGCGATGTCTTGTCGGTGATGTTCGATGGCTACGACGTGGCGGTGGGAGCCGCGATGGAATTCGAGCATGAAAATCGTCTGGTGTTCCCCGATTTCTACGAGCACAACCTACACGAGCTGGATCATAGGTTTGTGTGGTGCTGCTTCGCGCTTCGATGGGCTATCCGGCAGTACGACGCGCTTTCACCCGCCTCTGTGGAAGGCGGTGTGGCATGACCAGTGCTCAGCTCCCCAACCTCGAGTCGATCGAGTTCGGCAAGAAGCTCCGCAGCCAGACCGTGGCGTGCCGGCTGCACACCGCGAAGCTCGGGACGCGTCGTGCGCTCACCCGTGACCAAGTCCGCACCGCGGCCGCGGGCTTCCACGCCGACGTGAAGGCGCTGTCCGCCAGCAAGAAGCTGGTCGACACCAGCCACCCGGCCTACCGCGAGGTGACCTCGGTCCTGCGCCGGGCCAAGGCCTACTGGAAGTCGCTCACCGTGCCCTACCCCGATAAGGGCACGCGGCTGTTGCTCCGCGACCGCGTCGAGGACTTCAATAAGCAGATGGAGCGGTACCAGGCAGCGCTCGAAGAGGCGGTCCAGAAGCTGCAGGAGAACTACGCGGAGATCCGGGCCCAGGCCCAGCAGACGCTCGGGGACCTGTTCGACCCCTACGACTACCCGGGTTCGCTGGTCGCGGAGTTCGAGCTGGGTTGGGACTGGCCCAACATCGAGCCGCCGGCCTACCTCAAGTCGGTCCACCCCGAGCTCTACAAGCAGGAGATGGCGCGGATTCAGAGCCGCTTCGAGGAGGCGGTCGCGCTGACCGAGCAGGCGTTCGTGAACAAGTTCCACGACCTGGTCGCTCGGCTGTCTGACCGGCTCAAGGGTGGCGTCGACGGCAAGCCCAAGGTGTTCCAGGCCTCGACGGTGGAGAACCTGCAGGGCTTCTTCGACGAGTTCAAGTCGTTGGACATCGGCTCGAGCCACGAGCTCACGCAGCTCATCGAACAGGCCCAGGCGGTAGTCGGCGGTCTGGACGCCAAGGAGCTGCGGAGCAACGAGGCGCTGCGCGAGAGCGTCGGCGGGCAGCTTGGCGGCATCGAGGAGGCGCTGGGCTCAATGATGGTCGACCGCCCCGGACGTGCGATCGACCTGGACGACGAAGACGACGAGTAACCCCGCCCGAGTGGGCATTCAAGGAGACGGCGATGAGCCATGTAACGACGGTAGATGTTCAGATCGGCGACCTCGGCGCACTTGGCGCGGCCTGCAAGCGGGTCGGGCTCGAGCTGGTGCGCGACCAGAAGACTTACAACTGGTACGGGACGCACGTCGGCGACACGCCGATCCCCGAGGGATTCACCGAGCAGGACCTGGGCCGGTGCGACCACGCGATCCGGTTGCCGGGCAAGCCGAATGCCTACGAGATCGGCGTGGTCCGCGCCCGCAACGGTCAGCCGGGCTACACGCTCATGATCGACGAATGGGTCGACGGGTTGGGTTTGGTGGAGAAGTGCGGCAAGGGCTGCGGCCTCTTGAAGCAGGCCTACGCAACGGAGGTCGCGATCGCCGCCGCCGAGCTCGAGGGCTTCCACGTCAACGAACTGCCCCAGCCCGACGGCTCGATCCAACTCCAGCTCACCAAACCTTAGGACTTTGTCCGCAGCTTGTGACTTTAGCCCCCGCAACCTCCCGACTTTGGAGCCCCAACCGTGAAGACCGTGACCGTGAACATCTCGCCCCAGGGCGAGGTCGACCTCGAAGTGCAGGGCGCGTCTGGCCCGTCCTGCCTGTCCCTCACCGAGGGGATCGAGAACGCCCTGGGCCACATGACCACCCGCGAAGCGACGCCGGAGATGCACCAGCATGACGAGCTCAGCCAACAGCAGCATGAAGATCACGGTCACTGAGGGCGGCACGCTGCTGTTCGTCTACGACGACGACCTGCGCCAGCTGCTTGACCTGGGCCCCGCGGATGTTCGGCGGGCGTCGCACGTCGAGCCCGTCGAGGACCTCGGCTGGACTGTGGACCTGTCGCCGATCGGCGGGCCTCGCTTTGAACGCGTGTGGCGATACCGCGCCCAAGCCCTAGCGGCTGAGCGTGAGTACTTGGAGAGCCCCGCCGGCGTGGCGCTGCTGGTCGCGTTCAAGCAGCGGCAGCGTCGGCTGGATGACAACTGCGTAGACGACGGAGTAATCACATGGTGAGCAGAAAAGTTTATCTAGTTGTGTTTTACGACCCCGAGGGCAGCGTGATCTGGCCCTACGGCCGCGACCCCGACTGTATCGGTGCTCTGCAGATTGACGAGCACAACCCTCTGGTCTTTGTCGACCGGGCGCAAGCCCAGCAAGCGATTCGAATTAGCAAAGCAAACGCCAAGCTATTGCAGGCCCAGGGGCGGATTCCAAACGACGACTTTCTATCAGGGGCTAAGTCGGTCCGTGTGGTTGGGTGTGAAATCGTCGAACGAGTGGAGGGCGATGATGGCCCAGGTTGAGAAACGCATCCCGCGCATCGAGGCGCAGCGCGACGCCGAGGCGTTCGTGTACATGATTGCGCCGTTCTGTGAGCAGATCGAGATTGTCGGCTCGCTCCGCCGCGGTCGGCCGGCCGTCGCCGATGTCGAGTACGTCGTAATCCCCAAGCTCGAAGAGGAGCCGGGGCCTGGGCTGTTCGGTGCCGGCGAGCCGGTCTTGGTCAACACGCTCTGGCGTCGCCTCGATGGCTTAGTGGAGTCCGGCGACCCGGCATTCAGCGACGAGGAGTTGGAAGAGCCCATCGAGCCCGACGACAACGAGGAGTTCGACGAGTGCCTGGCGATGGAGGAGCCGCCGTCGATCGAGATGAAGCACGGCACCAACTTCCTGCTCTGCAAGGCCCTCCGCGGCGACCCGGAACGCACCTGCTGGGGTGAGAAGCAGCGGGCCGTCTGGTTCCGCGGCATGACCCACGAGATCTACCTGGCCGACGCCGACAACTTCGGCTCGCAGATGGTGATCCGCACCGGGCCGGCGGCGTTCTCTCGCCACGTTGTCACAGAGCTGCGTCGCTGCGGCCTCAAGCACGAGGGCGGGCGGGTGATCGACTGCTCGAAGGCGATCGACCCCGTCATCCCCACGCCGACCGAGCAGGCCCTGTTCGATCTCATCGGCCTCAAGTACCGCGAGCCCAAGGACCGCGTCGGCGTCGACCCCGACCACGAAGCCAACCTCCGCTAACCCGTTCCAACCCGGACCCCGCACACAGGAGCCCCCGCCATGCCCACCGCCACCGAAGAAGCCCCCGCCGCTGCCCCGAGCCACACCCACGCCGACCACCACCCCGAGCTGACCCACCTGCCGATCGACTCGATCGACCGCAGCCGCAACCACCGCGTGCCCCGCCCTGGCGACGAGCAGCGGATCGCGAATTTGATGAAGTCCATCGAGGCCAGCGGCCAGCTCCAGCCGGTGCGTGTGTACCAGGTTGACGACGCCGACATGACCAAGCCCAGGTACATCCTCGGCTTCGGCTGGCGTCGCTGTGAGGCGATGAGCCGCCTGGGGTTTGAGCAGGTCCGCGCCGAGGTGTTCCCCCCAGCCCCGGACCATGAGATCGAGGCGGCGCGGGCGATCGAGAACATCCACCGCCAGGACATCACGCCGATCGAGGAGGCCGCGGCCGTCGCCGACATCCTCGCGGCGTACCAGGAAGAGAACCCCATCGCGACCAAACGTGAGGCGATCGAACACGCCGCGGCCGAGACAGGCCGGTCGGTGAGCTGGATCCGCGACCGCGATTACTTCACCCGGCTCTGCGCCCCAGTGCGGGAGCTGGCCAACAAGGTCGCGATCCCCGCCGGCCACCTGCTGGAGCTGGCGAAGGTCGGGGACGAGGAGCTGCAGCTTGAGATCGCGCTGGACGCGGTGGGCCTGGGCTCGCACATGGTCAAGCCCGGCACGCTCGAGCCCGACGGCACCTTCGGCAGCGACTACGTCGAGGAGTTCTTCGCCGAGGCCGCGGCCGGCGTGATCCGGATCGACAAGCTCTACCAGGTGAAGAAGCGTGTGGAGGAGGCGCAGCGTTCGCTCAAATCGGTGCCGTGGGTGATGCAGCTCCCGGTCCTGGTCAGCGGCAAGACGGCGCTGCCCGCGTGTGATGAGTGCCCGCACAACACCGCGAACGACCTGACGCTGTTCGGTGTGGATGGTGAGGCACCAGCGCACGGCACCTGCATGAGCCCGGTGTGCTTCACGGCGAAGAAGGAGGCGTCGGAGAAGGCGCGGGACAAGCCGCTCAAGCAGCTGCTGCGGATGAAAAACCCGGCCGCGAAGCTGTCGGCGAAGGTCGAGCAGGCCCCGGACTGGCTGGACAAGAAGAAGCTCAAGGGCTTCCTGCAGCGAAAGACGAAGGTGCAGCCCGACTCGCCGACGGGATCGTCCGGCTCAAGAGCCGGGGCAGGCGCTGGAGGTCGAAATGGGATCGACGCCAATCTGGACGCAGCCCTGGACAAGTACGAGCGTGCGTTGAACGACTGGGTGAAGCTCGCAGGCGACAAACTGGTCGCGGCGTCGCTGAACGACACCCCCCGCCGGGCGGGCCTGATCCTCTTCCTGCACACCCTGGCGATGGAGGAGTTGTGCGATGGTGATGTCCGGGTGCCTGCGTCGTGGGATCGTCGCAACGGCAAGACCAAGCCCACGTCGGCCTGTGAGATCGGCTCGGACGCGGCCGCGATCATCGACATGATCGAGACCGGCCGGCCGGATGAGATCGTGAAGATCGGTGCAGCGCCGCCGGCGAAGTTCGAAACCATCGCGTTTGGGGGGTACTGGCCCGACCATCCCGAGCTGCTGGCCCGGCTCATGGTTGCGATGAAGGTCCCGGCCAAGAACATCACCGCCCCTCCGCGATGGGAAGACTTCGACCCAGCAGCCGCCACAGCGAAGAAGACGCCCATCCGTAAGAAGCCCGCGAAGAAGTCGGCGACTTCGAAGTGAGCCGCCGCCTGGACAAGGAACGTCGTCGCCACCGGCACCGCCGGCAGGCAAAGCATCGAGCACGGAAGCGGGCGAACAAGCCCGGGACAGGAACCAAGATGAGCACCAGACCAGAATCCACGCCAGATCCAGTAGACCCGCGCTGCGGCGATCCCGTCGTCGAGGAGAACGTCGCTTTCCTGCGCGAACGCTCCCGCGTCGGCCAGGCCAAGTACGGCACGCTGCTGACCCGGGAGGACCTCACCCCCGATCAGTGGATGGACCACGTTATGGAGGAGTTGGGGGATGCGCTCAACTACATGCGGCGGTTGAAACACCAGGAGGCCGGTCTGTCTCGGCCACTCGCGGTCCTGCTGAAAATTTGGGCTGGCTGGATCGCATCGGGCCAGCTCCGGTTCTCGCCCGACGACCTGCAAACGGCCAATGAGCTGATCGAGGCCGCGGGGGTTGAGCCGTTGCCTGCGGAGTTTATCGCCGATGTGGAGAAATACTGGCCGATCGGGCCGGCGGGCGATGGGGGTGAGCCGCAATCATGAGGATCTACAGCAACCCCGACATGGCATCGGCCGTCGCCCACGCGACCCAGGCCGGCGGGCAGGCGCTCTGGCTGGACAGCCAGCTCGGCGCGGGCCACCTCTTTGACCAGGACACCCAGCGCTTGCGGGAGACGTTGGTCGCCCTGGGTGTGCAAGAGGTGATCATCGGCCACGTCGGCGAGCCCCGGCAGTCCGCCCTGGTGCAGGGTCAGGCGCTCAAGCGGGCGGTTGCGCTGGCCGAGGCCGGCGAACGGTTCCGCGACAGGATCAAGGGGGTGGGCGATGCCTGATCAACCCAAAGAACGCCCCATCCTGTTCAACGCCGAGATGGTCCGCGCGGTGCTTGCCGGGCGCAAGACGCAGACGCGGCGGGTGGTGAAGTTGCCGGACTCTTGCGGATTCGCCACGTACTTTCACCCGACGGAGTACACATTCTCTCATTGGGATCGCGGCTACGAAGAAGACGTAGCAACGGTTCCCTGCCCCTACGGCGTCCCTGGCGACCGGCTGTGGGTGCGGGAGGCGTGGGGGGCCTCTGCACGCAAGCCGAGTGAAGGCGACCGCATCTGGTATCGAGCCGACAACGACCGCCCCACATGGGCTGGTGACCGCTGGCGTCCCTCCATCCACATGCCCCGCTGGGCCTCCCGCATCCTGCTCGAAGTCACTGACGTGCGGGTGGAGCGGGTGCAGGAGATCAGCGAGGGGGATGCGGTGGCGGAGGGGGTTATGCCCAACTGGCCACTCGACCCCGATGAGTGGCTGGCTGAATCTCATGGCTACATGCCCTACTGCACTCATCACCCAGAGCCATGCGACTGCCACGAAGCCGCTAATGCGGTTGATAGCTTCCGGGGGCTCTGGAACTCCATCAACGCCAACCGCGGCTTCGCGTGGTCCGACAACCCGTGGGTATGGGCGGTGGCATTCAAGGTGCTGGAAGGCGGTGCCGCCGATGCCTGACCGCCAGACCGAGATCGTCGACGGTGACGAGAACTTCGCCTGCCTGGACTGCGGCCAGATGAAGCCGCGGTCGAGTTACCACAAGGCCAAATCGGTGTCGGGTCACCCGCCGGTCGTCTGCAAGCTCTGCGCCCGGCAGAAGGCCAGCGAAGAGAACCACAACAAGCTGAAGCATGAGAGGCGGCGTCGGCGGCAGGCCTCGGCCGAGATCCCGCCCCCGCCGGCGGAGTTCGAGGTGCCGCCGGCCCGTGTCGCCCAGGGCAAGCGTCTGGCCTGCCCCCACTGCCACGAGACGGCGTTGCGCGAGCCGGCGAACGGCCGGCCCGGATTCACGACCTGGCTGGTGACCTGCGCCTACTGCGATCGGCTCAACCAGCTCGTCGAGGTCGCGGCCGACGGCTCGGCCCGCTCGATTCCGCGCCGGGCGGTCGATGAGCCCGGAACACGGAAAGACTCGCTGCCCTTGGGCTCGGGCGAGTCGTTCACCAACACCAACTCGGCGGTGTTCCGCCCCTACTGCAAGGTCAGGGGCTGCGGGGCTCGCGCGGAGGAGTACGGGCTCTGCTCGCCGCACCTGTCGCGCTGCCGCATGGACAAGCGTATCGCCGACGTCGATGCATGGGTTGCGGAGATCTCGCCGCCCCCCAAGCCCGCGGCCTCGCAGCCCTCTCCGCAGCCCCGCAAGAACAACCTCGGAGCGAAGAAGCTCCCGGTCACCGACTGCGAGGTGGTCGATTGCACACGCCCGGCCCTGGCCATGGGCCGGCGACTGTGCAACACGTGCTACGGGAGGTGGAAGAGCCGCGGCCGACCTGAGGTGGAGACTTTCATCGCGTCCCCGCTGCCGGTGATGCATGCGGGCGGGAAGCGGTGCCGGGTTGAGGGCTGCGAGAAGCGGTCGACCTGCAAGCAGACGCTCTGCGGGAAGCACAAGATGCGATGGTCCGGCTCGGGCCGTCCGGACGTCAAGGCGTGGTTGAGCGCGGGGGCCCCAACGGGCACCGACTGGCGGAAGATGCAAGCCCCCACGCCCCAGCCAGCAGCCCCAGCCCCGCCTAAGCCAACTCAGCGCCGCGCCCCCGCAACGCCAGCAGTTCGTAACCCCATCCGCTCCGATGAGCCCTGCCGGGCCAGGGGGTGTCGAGAGCCCCGTCTCGATCGCATTCCGCTATGCCGCAAGCATGAGCAGAGGTGGATGTCTTCCGGCCGGCCGGAGATCGAGGCGTGGCTGGTCGCCGGTGCGCTGCGGGCGTCGGATTGGCACGCGATGCACAAGACCGAGATCCTTCCTCCGGACGAGCAGGCCGCCCAAGTCTGCAAGGTCAGCCGCTGCTACCGCGCGGCGCAGTGCTGCAGTCAGTCGCTTTGCAACGCCTGCTATCAGCGCTGGGTCTGGGCCGAGAAGCCCGACCTCGACTTCTTCTTCGGGATCGTGCCGCCTCGATCGCACCAGGAGCGGCACGTCCGTACCTGCAAGGCCACCGGCTGCTCCCGCGTCGCGAGCTCCAAAGAATCGTTGTGCAGCATGCACCAGCAGCGGTGGAACCAGTGCCGCCGGCCGCACCTAGAAGTCTGGATTGCCGCCGGTGCGATGCCGCCAACGCGCTGGCGCGAGCACCTGGCCGCCGTCGCGGCCGAGCTCGCAGGGGAGGCGAAGTGCTCATGAACCAGCCCGCGCCCCGCCCCCGCAACGCCTGGCACAGCCACCTGCCTCGGTGGATCCTAGATCACCCTGCCTATGACAAGCTCCGCAAGGAGCACGTCTCGACGCTCCAGGCCATCGCCAACGACTGCCGTCCCGACGACGATGGCAACCTCACGGGATGCTTTGGCGGGTTGCAGCTCCAGCACAGCGCCCGAGTTAGCGCCCGGACTCTGACCCGACACCTCGCCAAGCTCACCAGTTTGGGGTTCGTCGTCCCCACGTTCGTCGCAACGAACAAGGCGATGAAGATGGCGCGTCGGCCTCTCTGCAACATCTACGGCATCCCGGGCAAGCCCGGGGGCCTCGAATCCAAGCGGGCCCACAAGCAGGTCCGCGTCTACACCCGCCGTGACGACGGGCAGTTCGTCACACAGCACCTCGAGTCTGGCCAGCAGGCCGAGATGTTCCATCAGCCGGGCCAAGATCCCGGTGTTGAGTCCGAAGCCCCTGGGCACAAGACCCAGGGCACCACCAGCGCGTCGTCCGCGCCAAATGCCGACTCCCGGCCCGGCTCACAGCAAAGTGACCCACCCCCCCCAGAGAAGTGTCCTACCCCCCCAAAGTGTCCTACCCCCTCGGTCAATGTGGCCGAGCCCCTCGGTCAAAATGGCCGTCCCCATAATCCCTGTGTTACGTCTAGGTATAAAAACCATGGTTCGAACCATGGTGGTGGTGATTCAAAATCTGGCGGGCGGGGTGCAGGGAAGCCCCGCTGCCCGCATGTGACCACGGCCGACCTCCGCGATACCGGGTTCCTGGTCGAACTCCACGCCAAGTGCGAGCACCTACGGCTCGACGGCACAGACGGTGAACGCGGCCTGCTGTGGATCGTCTCCGCGGCCGAGCGTGCTCTGGAGGTCGGGGACAAACCGGCGGCGATGTTCGCGGCGATGATCAACCGCCACCTGTGGATCAACGTCACCCAGGCCCAGGAGGAGCGGGCGCGGGTCCGGCTGGCCGAGCACCTGCACCCGCCGGTGTGGGACGAGGTGCCCGAGGTGAAGGCGCCGCGCCTTGTGCCGCGGGCCTGTGAGCTGAGCGCCGACGCGAAGCTGGCCTGCTCGGCGATGAAGCTGGCAAAGGGTGACGCCGAGGACGCCTTTCGCCTGCTGCAGGGCAAGGGCGAGCGGACGGGTGATGCGTGGTCGAGGGATCGGTGGGAGGCGGCTGCAGCGGAAGCAGGATTGCGACTTTCAACAGGAGGCCCGTCATGATGGTGATGCACCCAGAGAGCTTCCGGCTTCTGCGCGATACTTTGGCGCGGGAGCACGGAGGGATCACAACGTCCCCCAGCCCAGATCGTGGGGGATCGACCAAACCTTCCTTGGATCGATTGTTAGGTGAGCGGATCTACACCTCGGTGTATGTACCGAAGCATCCCACGGTTTGGCGGTTCCCCGTCGAGCGGTACTGGATCTACGAGCCCAGCGACGAGGAGTGGTGTCGTCCTCTGGGGATCGGATACGAGGCGATAGATTTGGACTCGTTGCTGATCTTGCATGTGGCGGACATGGCCAGTCCGAGGTTCATGTAGTGAAGCTCCTCGCCCTCGACCCCAGCTCGACGCGCACCGGCTACGCCCTGGTCACCGGCCCGACGCCGGCAGACATCCTCGAGGCCGGGTACTTCACGCCCAAGCCGCAGTCGGCCCCGCCCTACGAGCGCATCGCGCAGATGGCCCAGGACCTCCGCGAGCTGCTCGATGAGGTGGGTCCAGACCGGGTGTTGATCGAGATGCCCAGCGGGAAGATCCACGCGGGCAACCGGCGCTCGGGTGGCGCGGGCCAGAGCATCTACGGCGCGGCGGCTGGGGCCCTCTGGCAGTGCGCCCGGGACCACGCCGGCTGCCCTGTCGAGACGATCGATCCCAACACCTGGACCCGGGGCCGGCCCAAGAAGCAGCGGGTGGCGGAGCTGGCGCGTCTGTGCCCGGCCTACGCGGCCCAGGCCAGGAGCGACGGCGGCGGGGATGTAGGGGATGCGATCCTGCTGGGGTGGTGGAGTGAGCGTATGATGGGCCGATCTACTGCCCCCACTGCCACTACGACCTGACCGGCTCCCCCGACCGATGCCCTGAGTGCGGCGAGACGTGGCCCTATGCCGATGGCCCCCGGCCCCTGCGAAAACTCCCCGCGCCCTGGTGGCGGCTGCCGATCGTGTGGGTGTTGGCCGTGATCGGTGCCGGCGTGGTCGTCCTCTCCGCAGCCGCCCTGCTGGGCTGAAAACGCCCGCCTCAAAGAATCTGAAGAATAAGCAGCGAAAGTTGGCAAACCCCCTTGAACAAAGGCGGGGCCAAGGTACAACACCAGCGCCTCGACGAACCACACCCTCAAGGAGCTCTCCATGACCGCTGCCGCCGCAACCCAAAGCCCCGCACGCACCGCCAAGCTCATCGCCTTGGTCGCCGATGAGTGGGAAGCCGACGCTGCTGCCGAGGAGTCTTGCGGCGAAGACGGGTATGCCGCCCACATCCGGAGCGAGGCCCACAAGATGCGGCTGCTCGCCGAGCACATCCGAAGCGGCCGGCTCGTCAAAGCGTCGGCGGTGCTGGTGCGGCTGGACGAACAGGCGGCAGAATGCCTGCCTGCTGGTGTTTCGTCATAAGAAGTTCTTGACCTCACCTCGGCGCAGGTGTATAGTCCCCGCGCGCTCTGAGCCCCAGCTCCTGGGCTTAGCTTGCGCACCACCAACCACCCATCCAGCTCCAAGGCCGCGACGTTCATCGACGATCGGCTTGTTGTCATGCGCGAGGTGCTGGCCGAGGCGGCGACGGTAGACCTCGACTCGATCCCCGAGGGCTGGGGAGGCGGGCTGCCCCTGCTGCACATCGGCCCCACCGTCGCGATCGTGCTGTGGGACATTGCACCGTTTGGTGTGTACGTGCCGGCGGGCTACATCACCGACGGCGCGAGCGTGCCGCGGGCGTTCTACAACATCCTCGCCCGCTTCACCGACGCGCTGGGCGCGGCCCTCGCGCACGACGCGCGCTACGACCCGCCCGCCCGTTCCGACGGCGTGAAGCGTCGTCGCCTCACCCGTAAGCAGGCGGACAAAGAGTTCTATCGCAACCTCCGAGCGTCGGGGGTCAACACCGCACGTGCGCAGGCCGCGTACCGGGCGGTGCGCCTGTTCGGCTGGAAGCCCTGGAACGCGGGCACCCGTAAAGGAATCATGAACCCATGAAACGAACCGTCCTCACCGTCGGCTGGCTGTCCTTCGCCCTGGCCCCGCTGCTGGCCCTGGCCCTGCTGTGCCTCGCTGGCTGCGGCTCGCGGTCCATCGACTACTCGGCGGCCAATGGCCTGTCCTACCGCAACAACGGCCAGGACACGGCCTTCGGCGCGTTGAACGTCGAGCGGCGCACGACCACGGAGACGATCGACCCGGCGACGGGTGAGGTGGTCCAGCGCGTGACCGAGGAGACGACGGTCCAGGTCGACGCGTACCAGGGGGCCGACGCGATGGCGCGGGCGGTGGTCGAGGCCGCGGAGGCGGTGAAGGAAGTCGCGCAGGCGCTGCCGGGTAACTGAAAAATCGCACGGCCCCTTGGGCGTAGCTGCCCGTTTGAGATCACCGAATGATGCACACGCTCCTGATTCTGACCGTCGCCCTGGGCTGCTCGGCAACCGCCCTGTCTCTCGCCTTGTTCTGGTACTTCATCCGCTCACGCCACCGCGTGGGCCGGGCCGTCGCCTTCATGCTGCTGGGCGAGTTCACCGCGAACGTGATCGTCACCGTCTTCGCTTCGCTGGAGTTGTTCGGTTCCCTGCCGGACTTCCCCGTGATCGGGCAGACCGTGCTGCGCTGGGTGTCGCTGGGCGTCGTGATGGCATCTTCGATCCACCTCGGGCGCGTCGTCGCGCAGGTGCATGACTAATGGGAAGCGACCTGTCATGGCTGGGTGAGCTCGGGGGATTCGGCGCTCTCGCTGTCGTGCTTTGGCTCGTTCTCAATCGCGTGATGGCACGGCAGGAAAAGCAAGACGACCGGCACGCCGAGGAGCGCAAGGAATGGGGTGAGCGGTCAGATCGCCACGTAGAGGCGCACCGGCAGGGTATGGAGAAGATCGCGGAGAAGATGGAGCAGGCCATACGGGAGCTAAAACAATGACCGACAAGACCCGCCTGAAAGAATCCGAGGCCACGTTTGCCCGATCGCTCGGAGTCCATCCCGGCGATGTATTCGCCGCCATCGAGCGGCACAAGGTCGAGCGAGCCCGGCGTCGGCGTGTTTTCGTCGTCGTACTGGCGGCGCTCGTTGCCGCGCTGATGGTTGCGGGGGTGGCGATGGCCGATGAGCTGGTCCGCGAGGGCCGGTACGAGTTGGTCGATGACCAGGACCAGCCGATTAGCTCACACAACGAGCTGCACGTCGCCATCCGTGAGGGTCAGGCGTGGTCGCGCGAGAACGACGGCCGGACATTCCGCATCGACCCGCCGCGGTATCGGGGAAGTGCCTCCCCCAACGCTGCCCCGCCGCCTGTCGCCCCCCCCGACCCTGTGCCCGGCGATGCCCGCACGATCCGCGTCGCGCCCGGCGACGACCTCGGCGACGCGAAAGCCCAACTGCGGGACGGATACCCCGACCGCCTGCTGTTCGAGCGCGGGCAGGTCTACCGCGAGAGCATCGGCCGGTGGTCGCTGTCTGGCCGCTCGGCCGAAGAGCCGATGGTCGTCGGGGCCTACGGCGACCCCACGCTGCCCCCTCCGCTGTTTCTGCCGGGAGACGACCGCAACGGGCTGGTCTCCGCGTCGGGTGACGGAGAGGTGTCTCATGTCGTCTTCCAAGACCTGAGGGCGCACGCGAACTATCGCGACCCCGCCCACCCCGACTTCGAGAGCACCGAGACCACCCAGGTGGGCATCTGGTGGGGACGCCCCGGCGAGGACATCCGCTTCGAGCGAGTCGAGCTGTCCCACTTCTCGAACAACATGAACCTGTGGCACACAGGCAACGAGACCATCCGCAATGTCACACTGCGCGACTGCGTCTTCACCCATGCCTACGCCGACCACAAGGAGACAGGCCACAGCCAGGGGCTGTACGCCAAGTATGTCGACGGCGTGACCGTTGATCGCTGTGTCTTCGACCACAACGGCTGGCATGAGACAGCCCGCCGGGCGGGGCGGACCGGATTCAACCACAACGTCTATTTCTCGCAGTGCAGCAACATCCATGTCTCGGGCAGCGTGTTCTCCCGCGGTTCGAACATGGGCATCAAGATCCGCAGCGACGAAGCAGACGCGGTGTCTGACATCCTGGTCGAGGGCAACTTGTTCATCGGCAACCTTGACGGGGTTACTGCGCACGGCGATGACGGGCACGAGACGGACGCGATCGTGATCCGCCGCGTGACGGTGCGTGGCAACGTCTTCACCGACCACGGCGGAGTCATCCCCGGTGGGGCCGAGGTCGGTCACGCCGTCAAGCTGAGCCAGGTGGATGATGCGGTGATTGAAGACAACTTGCTCATCGACCTGGGCAACGAGATCAATCGTGTCGCCTTCCGGCTATCCACAGACAAACCCATGGGCGACGTCCTGATCCAGAACAACGTGCTGGAGAACTGGCCGATGGCGCGGGGTGCCGAGCCCTTGACGCGGGACTCGGACCACGACCAGCTCACGCTGCGGGGCAACCGCATCGAGCAGGGCGTGGCGTCACGACGGCCTGCGGACTACGACGGGCCGCTGGTGGGGATGGTGCCGTGGCTGCTGGAAGGGGTGACAACTCGATGAGCGAACGACGCACAACGCGAATGCTTGCCATGCTCCCCGCGATTGCAATGGCGATCAGGCCACCTGTTGATGTCGGTCCTATGCCGCTAATTGATTTATCCCCTCGTCGAAATGCCTGCGCAAAGCCCCACACAAAGTGTAAGCACCGGCGTGGTCGGGCTGTGAAGAACAAACAGCGGAGGAAAAAACGGTGACCCTCACCGATTCCGAAATCGCCCAACTCCAACGCGACCTCCGCGACGCCTGCGAGGACCGCCGTGCGGCCGCACAGGCAAGCGGTGACGACGCCGAGCGGCAATACTGGCTGATCCAACGCCGCATCGTGGAGTCGGCCATCAGCGCCCGCGAGCTGCCGCGTCCCGAGCCGGCGGTGGAGACGACGATTTACACCCACCACCCGACACTGCTTGCGGCTTACCCCGATGCGTTCCAGCGGTCGGAGGTGCTGGTCAACATCGACTATGACCTGCCCGGCCGGCAGGTGCCCAAGCTGGAACGGGCGAAAGAATCGGGCGGTCCGGTCCTCGTTGACTATGAGGCCCTGCCTCGCCGCGATCATGCCGTCGATGCTTACCTCGGGGTCGTCAAGCCCAGCTTCGCCCGCATCCGTGAAGAAGCCCCGAACGCTCGAATCGCGTTGTACCAGCACTGCGGGCGAGACGACGAACTGCACATCGCCGAGTTGGAAGCTGACCGGGGCGACCCCGAGCAGGCGGCGTTTTCCGCTAGCCGCCGCGCCGACATGGAGGCGACACTCACCGCGCTGGATATGGCCTCGCTCGACATCGACGCGATCACGCCGGTCTGCTACCAGCCGCGAGAGCCCGAGCTGTTGGACGTGGAGGTGTGGCTGAATCCCATGCTCGAGGTCGCCAAGGCCACCGGCCACGACGTGGTCCCGATTGTCTGGACGCACGCTCTCACGCCGGATGGCTCGATCGTCCTGTGTGACATCGACTACCTAGACGCGATCTGCGGGCAGCTACGGGCAGCGGGCATCACCGAGGTCATGCTTTGGTTCCACGACAAGGGCAACCCTTTAGATCCCGGCGTTGCTGAACGCATCGCCACCGTCCAGGAGCACTTCGGCCGATGAGCGCGACCACCCTCACCGAGATCTACGGCAACGCGATTCCCGCGTTGACTGGCGACTCCGAGAAAGCCAATGAGCTATTCGGGGTTGTTGCCGTGCCCGTGACGCCACCGCATATGGCCCGGGCGGTGGTGCAGCGTCCGTATGGCCTTTTCGCCACGACGACCGAGCGGATGTATATCCCTGATACCGGGATGCTCGGGCTCTCCGGTCAGGGCACACTCAAAGCCATCCGGCTCCGGGCGTCCTCGACCGACCTCGACCTGTCGGGCAGTAATATCACGGTGTTTCAGGTGTGCATCATCGACGGCAGCACGTCGCTGGGCTCGCATGAAATCCGCGACCGCTCCGAAAACATCGCCAAGTCGCGGCTGGTGGCCAGCGGTGATTTTTTCGACCTTCTATTCACCGACCCCCCGGCGTACCAGCCCGGTGACTTCATCGCCATCAGATGTAAAACCTCTTCCGGCTTCTCGATCTTCACGAACACCGCGATCAACTGCTACCCGCTCAAAGCCAGTGAGTTCTTCGGGGCCACCACCGCGTCGAGCGCAACCTACACGGACGCCTCGGCGACATTCCAAACCGATGCAGCGGCCGACGATTGGGCCACGATTTACAACGGGGGGGACGTCGACAACTACCGACACGCGCAGATCACGTCGATCGCCAGTCAGACTTCGCTAAACCTCACGGGCACGGCCGCGGCCACGGACACAGGCCACGACATGGTGATTGGCGACCACGCCCCGCAGTCGGGTATCGCGACGTTCCTCGGCGATTCCAGCGGTGACGGTCCGTTTGCAACGATCGAGATCGACGAGCGATTCGCCGTCGGTAACTTGGAGATCGTGGGCTTGGCAGCGGCCGCGCCGACCTACGCGATCGGTGGATCGTCGGTGCCGGCGGGGCACAACCCCACGGCCGACACGTTCGGCTCGCCTTACAGCCATACCAACGGCATCCGCGACTACTCGGCCAGCTACGACCTGGGGCGGCTTTTCGGCAACGGTGCCGTGAGTGTCGCGGTCGGGGCGTCGAAACTCGCCGATTGGATCGGCAGCACAACATGGTCCACCGGCGCGGGCGACTTCGACCTTGCCGAGAACTACCAATCACTCCGGCCGACCTACTACATCCACGACACCGTCGCCAACGACTGCAAACAGGGCTATAGCCAGTCGGGGTACGAAGACGACTTGGACGACTTGAAAACGCTGGTTGAGGCCGTGGGATCGAAGCTGGTGCTTACGACGGGCACGCCGCTTCCTGGTCGTGACGCTGGCGAGCGCACGGCTGCGTCGAATATTCGTGGCTGGATCAGGGCGTGGGGCGCGGTCAACGGCGTGCAGGTGCTGGATACCGAGCCGCGCATGCGTGACACGACCGAGGACACGCTGCCGAGTGGCGACGACTCGGGGGACGGCGTGCACCTGTCCGCGGCGGGGATGTCGTCACTTGCGGCGGCGATGAAGGCGGAGCTGGCAATCGGCCGCTCTGCGACCGACCGAACAACCAACCGAGCAATTAACCGGAGTATCTGATATGCCACAGCTCATCCCCTACGGCGCTGCCGTGACGCTTCGCCGGCCGCTGATGCTGGCCGGCGCTTACCTGACCAGCTCGCCGACGATCGCGGCGGGCGACTACAACGTCAGCCAGGACGGCGGCACGTATGGCGCGCTGGATACGACGCCGACGTGGACGAACGACGAGATCAACCTGCCGATCAGTGCGGCGGAGGCGACGTGTGCGCGGGGGTCGATCCGCATCCATGACGCGGCCGGCGGCGAGTTCGACGACGACACGGTGAAGTTCGAGACGTATGGGCACCCGCTGTCGGCCCACCCGACCCTGGGCGAGCCCCTTGGCGTGGCCGGCGAGGTGGATGACGCGTCGGCGACGACGACGGTGTTTGTCGGGGCGTCGGGGTTGTCGACCACGGACGACTTCTACAACGGGGCGCTGGTCGTGTTCCAGAGCGGGGCGTTGGCGGGGGTCGCGCGTCCGATCGTGGATTACGACGGGTCGGGGCTGGCGTTCACGGTGGCCCCGGCGTTGCCGAGTGCCCCGGCGGACAACGTGCGGTTCTTGATTGTGGGTCGGGGTTAGGAGCGTCATGCGTTTAGCCGAGCTGCTGCTGTTTGTCGTGGGTTGCCCGCCGCCGGGGATGCGTCTGTATGACCAGGCGACGGGTTATCTGGTGGCGACGCAGCCGCTGCCGGTGTCGCCGGCGACGGCGTTTGCGTTTGACCTGGACGGGCTGCTGGCCGAGGGGTCTTACACGCTGGGCGTGTCGGCCGTCAATGAGTACGGGTGTGAGTCGGAGGTGGAGACGATCGGGGTGGAGATCGGGTCGGGCGGGTCGGTGGATCAGGGGATGATCCAGCCAACGAACGTATACGCCGAGGTGTTGGCGGCGGGGCTGGTGGCGATCGGCTGGGACGCGATCGAGGATCTGACGAGCGACACGAACCAGCTCAAGCCCGTGGCGTTTGAGGTGGCCGAGGCCGGGGACTTGGCCACGATCCTATCGACCGTGAGCTATCGAAACACTCGCATCCATCGCGACGACGTTGGTCCATTCGCCAACGGCACCACGGTGACGCTCGGCGTGCGGTCGAGCGACGGTGTTGTCTCTGGTGTGCGAGGTCCTTGGGTGTACGCCTCCGCAGTCGTCGCCGACTCGGTGGGGCCGGATGCACCAGACATCGACGAGGGCGCACTGCCTGCAGGATGCGGCTGTGGATAGATGAACAGGAGCGACACGATGCACACCACGCGACAGCGATGCGCGATAATTCGATGGGTCCTTCCTACGGGGGGTGAGTCTGAGCGGGGAAAAATAAGCCCGGCTTTTTCGCGCAAAAATCACTCAAAACCCAAGTAAGTAATTTTCACACGCGCGGGCCCCAGCAGGCCTCATGACAAGCAGTGTGAACCCATGACAAAAACAGGCCAGCAGTGCAGCTCCACCTGCACCACTGACCCTGACCACGACCCACCTTCAAGAGGCGAAGGCAAACCATGGCTGGACGGCTGATCGGCAGGACCATCGAGCGAGTTGAGCGCATCACGTGCGCGATCTTGCTCGGGGTGTTGACCACCTCAGCCCCCCACTACGGAACCTCGCCCATGCCCTCGCTTGACCACCTCAGCCCCCCACTACGGAACCTCGCCACCCCCCTCTCCGAGATCCGGCCCGACCAGGCCAACGCCCGCCGCCACGGCCAGAAGAACCTCGCGGCGATCCAGGCGTCGCTGCAGGAGTTCGGCCAGCAGAAACCGATCGTGGTCGACGCCGACGGCGTGATCCTCGCGGGCAACGGCACCTACGACGCGGCCGTCGCCCTTGGGTGGGAGCAGATCGCCGCGGTCCGCTCGAAGCTGCGCGGCAGCGCCGCCCGGGCCTACGCGATCGCCGACAACCGGACGACCGACCTGTCCGAGTGGGACGACCTCGCCCTGGCCCAGACGCTGGCCGCGCTGCGCGAAGACGACGCGATCGACCAGACCGCGACCGGGTTCAGCGACCTTGAGATCGAGTTGATGTTGGCCGAGCTCGACGCCGCGGGCCCGGCCGGGGACCCCGACGATGCGCCCGAGGTGCCGGCGGCGGAGCTGGTGCGCTCCCGCCCCGGCGACCTCTGGCGTCTGGGCGAGCACCGGCTGCTGGTCGGGGACAGCACCTGCCCGGCCGACGTCGGCCGCGTGGTCGAGGCGGGCACGGCGGACCTGGTCTTTACCGACCCGCCCTACAACATGAACTACAAGTCGCAGGCCCTGGGCGGGATCAAGAACGACCACCTCGACCAGGGCGCGTTTGTGCGGCTGATCCTGGGCTCGGTGGAGCGGATGCGGGCCGCGCTGCGCCCGGGCGGTTCGTTCTACATCTGCATGAGCCCGGCCGAGTACGGCACCGTGGCGATGCAGCTCAAGCGGCTTGGGCTCAAGCACCAGGTGCTGGTCTGGCGCAAGCCCTCGGCCGGGATGGGCTCGCAGGAGTTCCGGCCGGCGTTCGAGCTCATGCTCTACGGCTACACCGGGACCCGGAAGCAGCGCACCTGGCACGGGGCCCGCCGAGCGTCCAACGTGTGGGACTTCGACCTGGACACCCCCGTGTTCGCGCGGGATGGGGACGACGGCGAGGGCATGGTCCTGGAGTTCGACCACGGCTCGGAGACGGTGGAGGTCCACCTCGACCAACGCAGCGACGGCCAGGTGGTCGCGTTCGACGGCGAAACCTCCGACGTCTGGTGTGTCGGCCGCGAGCGCGGGGCGTACTGCCACCCCACCCAGAAACCTGTCGCGCTGGTGCGCCGGGCGATCTCCCTGTCCTCTGACCGCGGCGGGGTGGTCGTCGATCTGTTCACGGGCTCGGGGACGACGATGATCGCCGCGCACCTGGAGGGGCGCGTCTTCCGCGGGCTCGAGCTGGACCCCCGCTACGCGGACGTGATCTGCCAGCGCTGGGCCGACTTTACTGGCGAGCAGGCCACGCGGGACGGTGACGATGCGGTGTTCTGCGATGTCGACACCAGGGAGATGACGGCGTGATATGGCCCGAAAGAAGCTGGTCGGGGCCGATGTCCCCGCCGCCACAACCCGGAAGAAGAAGGCCACGAAGAAGAAGCCAGCCAAGAAGCGGGCGGCTTCCAAGAAGAAGGCGACCAAGAAGGCCGACCCGGTCAAGCAGCTCGACGTGCGCCTCGCGCGGGCCGCGATCGAGAAGCAGGCCCGCGGCGAGACGCCGACCGCTCGCGAGGCCGAGGCCCTGCGCCGCCGCCGCAAAGCGCAGGAGCAGGAGGCCCGCGACACGGCGTACAGCGCCATGCCCAAGGGAGAGTATGTCCGCCTCTCCGGCCGGCAGCCCAAGGTGCTCAACGAGCAGGCCGACCGTCACGGGCTCCCGCTCCGCGGCCGGACGATCGACCTCGGCGAGCTGCTGCCGGCGATGCACAACCTGCTCGCCCGCAACAAGCACCGGATCATCGCGGACGAAGAGGACGAGATGCTCCGCGGGGCGGACAGCGACGGGCTGGAGCGGTATCGGCACGCCAAGGCCGACATGGCCGAGATCGACCTGGCGGTCCGGCGGGGTGAAACCATGGAGGTCGGCACGGCGCGGCTCGCGCTCGCCTCGATCTTCGAAACCCTACGACAGGCCGGCGAGCAGTTGCGGCGGGAGTTTGGCCCGGCGGCGGCAGCACTCATAGCGGAAGCGGTGATCGACGCGGCCCAGCAGGCCCGGGAAACCTTTGGCGACGATGGCGAAGACAACTAAACATCGCGACCCTGGGCTCAACCTCATCCTTGAGATGCTGGAGACGCTCAAGGTGCCGGAGGTCCGCTCGATGAGGACCTTCGCCGAGGAAGAGATCCGACTGCCCCCGGGAGGACCATTCGGGGGCCTGCCGTTCCGCATCCACCGCCAGCCGGTGGCCGGACTGTTTTTCGATGCCTGCGACGCTCGGGACGACCACGGCCGGCCGATGCACCGGCGGCGGGCGGCGACCGGGCCCGCCCAGGACGGCAAGACCTTCGCGTGCTTCAACGTGCCGATCTTGTTCCACCTCTTCGAGCTCAAACAGCCGGTGATCCTCGGGGCCCCGACGATGGAGATGGCCCGCGACAAGTGGTCGATGGACCTGTTGCCGATGATCGAGGCGACGCGTTACCGCGAGCTGCTCCCCACCCGAGGCGCCGGGTCCAAGGGCGGCGCGTTTGAGCGGATCGACTTTACCAACGGCGCGGGCTTGAAACTCATGTCGGCCCGTGGCGGCGATGAGAAACGGTCGGGTTTCACCGCGCCGGTCGTGGCCATCACCGAGGCAGACAAGATGGACACGGCCGGGGAGGCCAGCCGCGAGGCGGACCCGGTTAGCCAGATGGAGACGCGGTCTAACGCGTTCGACGACCAGGCGATCGTGTACTTGGAATGCACGATCTCAATCGAGGAGGGACGGATCAACCAGGAGATCAGCGGCCGCGGCACCAACAGCCGGATCATGCTGCCCTGCCCCCACTGCCTCAAGCATGTCGAGCTGGGCCGTGAACACCTGGTCGGCTGGCAGGACGCGAGCAGCATCATCGAGGCGCGGGACCAGTCGCGGTACTGCTGCCCGGGCTGCGGCGCGGCCTGGACGGAAGACGAGCGGTTCGAGGCGATCCGCATCGCGGCCCTGCTGCACGAGGGGCAGGGGCTCGACGAGGATGGCCGCGTCACCGGCGAAGCCAAACCCACGGACACCCTCGGCTTCCGCTGGAACGCTGCGCACTCCCTTCTAAAAAGCGCGGGCCGCGTCGGCACCCAGGAGTGGCAGGCCGCGCAGTCGGAGGACAGCGACAACGCCGAGCGGGAGATGCGTCAGTTCTGGTGGACCCTGCCGATCGAGAACCCCGATCAGCACATGGTGGAGCTGTCGGTCAACGGGATCATCGCGCGGACGGTGGCCGAGTGGCCACGCGGCCTGGTGCCGGCGTCGACCGAATACCTCACCGTCGGGATCGACGTGGGTAAGTATCTCCTGCATTGGGCGGTGATCGCCGACGGCGCGGGCATGGGGCCGCACGTCGTGGACTACGGGGCCCAGCCCACCGAGGCGAGTGTGCTGGGCGCGGAAGAGGCGGTGAAGATCGCGCTCTTCCAGATGCACGACAAATGCGAGACCGGCTGGGAGATGGAGGACGGGGACTCCGTCTTCGTGCCGGACCAGGTCTGGATCGACGCCCGCTACCTGACGAAGGAGGCGGTCTATCCCTTCATCCGCCAGGTCGACGCCACGCGGTACATGCCGACGCTGGGTTACGGGGCCGGCCAGCTTAGACGGCAGGGGTACGTCGCCCCCCGGGCCCGCAACAAGGCGGTCCGCGAGATCGGCGACCACTACCACACCGTCCGCATGGGCCGAGAGCACGGCCGGATCGTCGTCGCCCACGTCGACGCCAACGGCGGAAAGACGCTGGTGCACGAGCGCCTCGCGGTCCCGCTGCGGGATGAGCGTGGCATGCTGTTGGATCCACGGCCGGCGAAGGCGATGACGCTCTGCGCGGTCGAGAAACGCAACGACCACCTGGACTACGCCAAGCACCTCACCGCCGAGCGTCAGGTGTCGCGGTTCGTCGAAGGCCGCGGGCACGAGCTGATCTGGGAGCAGGTCCGGGCGTCCAACCACTGGCTGGACGCGACCGAGCTGGCCATGGTCGCGCATGGGCGGCGCGGGCGTGAGACACCGCCTCCGCCGGTCCGCGACTACTTCAGCAAGCAGGCGACGGGCAGCCGAAGGCGGGCAGCGTGATGGAGAAGATCGAAGGCCATTGCTGCCCGCGCTGTGGGTGCCAGGAGTCTCGGCTCGTTGCCCGGGTCACCGAGTGGGGCAAGCCGAGCGAGCGTCGGCGCTGCGGGCATTGCCTGACGACGTACATCGTGAAGCTGCCCGACCCTGAGCCGTTGAAGATCGTGGATCACCCCGCGCCGTTGCAATGCCCGCGATGCGGATCGGTCGACGTCAAGACGACGCGGACCTTCCTGCCGATGCGGGCGCACAAGTGCCGCGCGTGCGAGTGGGCGTTTCAGAGTGTCGAGCCGCGCCGCCGGGCATAAATCTTTCGCTTGGCGCGACTATTTTTCCACGCTGTGGAATTGCAGCGCCCACCAACGCCGCGCGCACAGCTACGTTCCGCTCGTGAGCGTCACTGCGTACAACGCGAAGATCGATGAAGCGGTCACGGCCTACGAGGCCGGCGACGTTTCGGGTGCCGTCGACAAGCTCGATGTCGCTTTGATCCTGCTGGCCAAGGTGCCGGATGGTGCCGACGGTGGCGCGTCGATGACCTGGGACCGCGGGCACCTGCTCTCGGTCCAGAAGCGATGGCAGCAGAAGCTGAACACCTCGGCCACCACCGGCGGGATCCGCACGAGCAAGGTCACCTACGCCAACCCGGGGGTGGCGTGATGGCACGTAACCCAGGCATCGACGCGGCGGCAGACGCACTCGCCCGCATGGCGGCGGGCGAGCCCGCATCCCCGGCGGGCGGCGGGGGTTCGGGGCCGCTATCGCTCCGGCGCTGGGACTCCGCCAAGACGCACCGCCTCAACTCCGCGCACTGGCAAGACGCGTTGGAGCAGCAGCCGATCAACGCGGATCTCGCTGTCGATCTCCCGACGCTGATGGCGCGGTGTGCCCACGAGGCCGCGAATAACCCCATCCTCGAAGGCGTGATCGAGACGCACGTCACCGACCTGGTCGGGCCTGGCGGTCCGGCCCTTCAGGTGGAGAGCGACAACCCCAACTACAACGCCTGGCTCGAGGAGGCCTGGCGGGACTGGTTCGAGATGCCCGACATCGAGGGCGTCCTGTCCGGTTTCGAGATGCTGGACCAGTGGGTGCGGATGCTCTGGAAGGCGGGCGCGTACCTCTACCGTCAGGTCAACGACTCGCGGGCCGGCGGCGATGTCACGCTCAAGCTGCGGCAGTACCACCCGCGGAAGTTGACAACGCCGTTCGATCAGGCCGGCAACCCGAACTTCGTCAACGGCATCGAGTCCGACGCGGTCGGACGCATCGTCCGCTACTGGATCGACACCACGCCGGAGGGGGCGTTTGTCGGGCTGACCACCAAGCCCGAGCACTTCGACGCCCCCCTGGTCGGCCACCGCTTCCGCGTGCTTGAGCCCGGCCAACGCCACGGCGTGCCCCTAGCGTCGTCCGCGCTACAGGTGATCGCCGACATCCGTGACGGCGACAACGAGATCCTCGACGCGATCCGCGCCGCCGCCGACCAGGGCGTGCTGCTGGAGGCGAACAACGAGGACGCGCCCTTCATCAACGTCCAGGACTCGACGACGGTCGAGCGTCGCACGATCAAGACCATTCCGTCGGGCTGGCGGGCTAAGCAGCTCCAGCCGACGCAGCCGCACACGAACTACCTCGCCTACCGCGACGAGCGGATCCGCGAGATCGGCCGGCCGATCGGCATGCCGCTACTCATGGTCAAGGGCCACGCGGGCGGTCACAACTACAGCTCGGCCCGGTTTGATGCGCTCAGCTACTGGCGGAACATCGACAAGCAGCGTTACCTGATCCAGCAGCGTGACCTCACGCCGCTGGTCCGGATGGTGGAACGCGAGACGCGGCTGTCGCAGCTGTCGGCCGGGAAGCGCGTGCCACGGCCCAAGAAGCTCTGCTCCTGCAAGCTGATCTGGAAGTGGCCCCAGCCGCCCAAGCTCGACCTGCAGAAGGAGTGGGCGGGCCTGGCGATCAAGCGGGCGATCGGCGCGTTGTCGTTCGACGACATGCTCAACCAGACCGAGCGGACGCGCGAGGAGTACCTGGCCCAGGAGAAGCGGGCCCGCGCCGAGTTCGAAGAAGCGGGCATCCCCTACCCCGAGGCCGACCAGGTCCTCAAAACGATCCTCGCGCTGGGCGACGAGGGTGCCGGCGAAGAAGACAGCCCCGAAACCCCGCAGCAGGAAGGAGCCGAGGCCGATGCTTCAGCCGCTGTACCAGCGTAATGCCCCGACCCAGCAGGCCCCCGACCTGACCTCGCAGGTGATCCACGTCCGCGCGGCGACGATCAATGAATCGGCGCGGACGGTCGATGCGGTTTTGGCGACCGAAACCGTCGCGCAGGTCTACGACTGGTCGCGCGGCGAGGTGATCGACGAGGTGCTCTCGATCGCGGGCGTCCAGCACGACGATCAGGCCCCGTTCCTCGAGGTCCATAACCGGTGGTCGGTGGGCGCGGTGCTGGGGGCGCTCCGCAGCATCCGCGCCGATGGGGCCGAGCTGATCGGCACGCTCCACTTTGACGACGCCGACGACGACGCGATGCGTGCGTTCCGGAAGGTGGCCCGGAAGTACATCACCGACGTCTCGGTGGGCTACCGGGCGGACGAGTGGGTGGACATCCAGCCGGGCGAGAGCAAGACGATCAACGGCCGCACGTATACGGCCGAGTCCCGCATCCTGCGGGTCACGACGAAATGGACGCTTCGCGAGGTGTCGCTGGTGCCGATCGGTGCCGACCCCAACGCGAAGATTCGCAAACAACCGGGCAGCGTTGCCCCAACCGAGAGGACCCTCACCATGAATCGCAAGCTCCGACGTTACCTGGAGTCCATCGGCGTCGTTCGCTCCGAGGCGACCGAAGCCGAGGCCATCACCGCCTACGAAGCCCTCGAAGGCAACCAGCGCGAACACGCCGACGCCGTCCTGGCCGAC